CGGGTGAGGCATGCAGACACAGAGGACCCCCTTGCTGTGGGTGTGGATACGGTGCCTCCCACTGGGGGCATCACCCTCAAGCCTGACCTGAGCCTTGCCAAGCTGGATAGCCAGAGCTTCCATGCCCGGGCAATCCGGTACCGGTTCAACCAGGCAGCGCTGTATCAGTCTGTAGAGCTGTACCCTCACCCCAGCGCTGACCAAGATGTCAATGTGCGCATGGTGATTGCTCCCACTCGCATGCAGGAAGACCAAGACGCCCCACTGGTACCTGCTGCCTATGCACAAATTGTGGCCTATGCGGCGCTTGAGGCCTTGAGTCTCAAGGTGGACAATCCTGCCCTTGCTCAGGTCTACATGCGCAAGAAAGATGTGCTCTACAAGGCCATGGAGCAGCGCTACCTCAAAGAGGTGCCCCGTCGCATCATCAAGGGGCAGCCCACTGCGGGCTACCGCTTTGTGCGCAACCCGTTTGGAAAACTGACCTTCTCATGAACCAGTCACAGTACCAGACACCCACAGCAGGTGGCATTGCTACCCGGCTGCCTCAGAACCCGCAGAACGCAGGTGAGGTAGACAACTGGCGTATTGACCGGGTGTCAGGCGGTTGGTGCAGTCGTGTGGGCTATGAGCCCTACCGGGTGGGCCACTTGAGCTGGGAGCCTTTCACGACTACAGGCCCCATCTATGGGCTGCATGTAGCGCAGCAGCTGGGGGGCGGTGCAAGGCAGGCAGTCCTCTTTGAGGCAGATGGGAAGCTGCAGTACTACTACGATGCAGTAGGGGGAGTGCCTGCACTACGGGTGCTGCAGTCTGACCGTCATGTGCCCACCCCTACTGAGGCAGGGCCATGGTTTACCGATACCCCTCATGGCACCATTGTCACCAATGGGGTTGACCGTCCTGTCATCGTCAACCCGTGGCCCCTTGGAGACTTTGCCGAAAGCAGCACAGCTATCTCCCGCTGTGTCCGCCCCTTTGGCTTTGCGACGCTGCCCCCAGCTCCTGAGCCCTACCAAGTAGTGCCCATGCCTGCCCCCAGTGGTTCCGGGGTCTACAACCCCACTGTGCAGAGTGGTGTGACCTTGTGGGCATGGCGCAACGCTGCAGCCATTGCAGATGGGGGCAAGTGGGGACTGGGCTTTGCTACTCAGCGCGGGGACTTGGGTACTCAGCAGTCCCTCTTCTCCTACGCTGTGAGCTTTATCAGTGACACGGGCAGTGAGGGGCCACTCAGTGAGCTTGCTACAGTCTCATGGGACTTGCCAAGTGGGGCAGTGGGTGCGCGCCACTGTGTAGCGCTGCAGCTGCCCATCGGGCCTGAGGGTACGGTAGCGCGCAAGGTCTACCGCACCAAGAACTACAGCGATGACTACCAATATGTGGGTGACACCACCCTCTATAGCGTCGATGTAGTGCGGAACAATGCAGAGGACCTCTTCTTTGACCCTGTAAAGACTGCAGACCTGCGCAACCCGCGCCAGGAGATTGCTACAGGCCCGCTGCCTGCCCCCCGGGCACGGTTTTCTGCCCTCTTCGCAGGCTGTCTGTGGCTGGATGGGGGCACAGCAGATGGCCTCAGCCTGTACTACTCAGCCCCGGGTCTGATTGAGCAGTTCAGTCCTGCCAGCTACATCCAGCTCAGCGCAGAAGGTGGGGCAGTCACCGGCCTCTTTGGCAGCTACACCCGGCTTGTAGTGTTCAGGGAACGGGGCATTGATGTGGTGAGCGGGAGCTACACCGGGGGCTTTGAGGTCACCACCATCAGCAACTCAGTGGCCTGCCTGTCTCCCCACACCATCCAAGCAGTGCCCGGGCTGGGTGTGGTCTTCCTTGCCCGTGATGGGGTGTATGCCCTCACAGGTGGCCTTGAGGGTGGGGCTATTGCAGACCTTATCAACCTGACTGTGCAGCAGGATGAGCTTCTGCAGCGCATGACCCCTGATTGCTTGCCCAAAGCTGTGGGTGTGTTCAGCGCAGCAGCTCGGGAATACCAGGTCTGGTATGCAGCTGCAGGAAGCGACCGCCCCAACCGGGGGATAGTGCTGCACCTTGACCGGCTGGCACTCATTGACGCTCAAGGCCTGAGTGCTTGGTCTACCCGTAGCGGCTTTCCTGTGGGAGCAATCAGCACCCGGGCAGATGGCACCATCATCTTTGGGCATCACACAGGGGCAGAAGCAGGGGGCACAGACTCCCAGCGCGGTCTATTTGTCCAATCGGGCAAGCGAGCCCGGGGCAGTGTCATCAGTGATGATGTGATGGTGTGGAACCCGCCACCCACAAGCACCTACCGGTCAGCATGGTGGTCAGCAGGTGACCCCCAGCTGCAGAAGCAGGTGACCTATGTGACTGTGTGGGTGATGACTACGGGTGACGCCTCAATCACCATGCGCCACTACAAAGACTTCTCCCTCACCCCTGTGCTTGAGCGCACCTACCTGGCACAGCCTCCTGATGCTGATGTGCTGCCCACCATGGATAGCACTGTCTTGGGGACTGCCAGCTACAGCAAAGAGCGATTGGTGCCCCTGCGCTACAGTGTCGCCCACATGAGTGCAGCGTGGTTCTGTTTTGAGGTTGAGACGACTGCTGACCTCATCATTGTGGGCCATGAGTATGAGTTCACGACCAAGGGCACCAAGGTGGTGATGGGGCGGAGAGCATGAAGCAGTGGACGCAAAGAGAAGCCACTCAGGGCGCTACCGCTTCCCCTGATGCAGTCAACGATGAGCTGCGAGCGCAGCAGAGCAGCATCACCACCCTTGATAGGGACCAGCTCCCTGCTGACTATGTGGATGACAGCAGGTTGGTAGCTGGGGCTCTGCTGCGCTCCTACAGCTCGAGTCAGTACCCCACAGGCTCAGGAGAGCAGGACACTGTAAGACTGCTGAGTGGGGCAGTGGATAGCAATGCCTGGTTGGCAGTTGCCCACACCAACTACCCGGGTGGGTGGGTCAATGTGAGCACAGGCTCAGGCATCCTGCTGCAGGGGTGGAAAGGTGGCCACCTGCACATTGAGTGGGCTGGCAACGGCTACATCATGGGAGGCATGGCAGATGGGGCCAATGTGGCGCTGCCTAAAACTCCCCGCTACCTCAACCTGCGCATCACAGCCAATGGGGTAGCGATTGCTGAGAAGCGGGGGCCTGCCTATCATGAGGCCTTCCGGGTGATTGGGTCATCACTGGTGCCTCAGGGTGATGTGACTATCCGCCTGCAGTACCGCATTGTGCAGCCCAGTGAGGATGACCTGCTTGTCACCACAGGGGCAAAGATTGTGCCTCAGGCGCACCTGTGGGGCATGCGCTACTTTGTCATGGGAAGGTGGAGATGAGCAGGATTACAGACGGGCCTGTGCATGACGGGGATGTGCTTGATGCTGCCTCCCTCAATGACCGGTTTGCCTCCTACACTCAGACGGACCTAAACCAGTTCAACCACCGTGATGCAGCGCATGACCTTCCCCAGTTCGATGCTGGGGGCTGGTTGCTCACTCATGCCCAGTCTGTGCAGATTGGGCTCAATGATTGGAAGCACACCACCTATGTGACAGTGCCTGGCATGACTACTATGCCTGCAGCTGCTCATCCGGTAGAGGATGGAGCAGGCAACCCCACAGTGATGAGCTTTGGAGCAGGAGGCCTGACCATTGCTGTGGGTGAGGTCTTCCGCGCCTATTGGAACCTGTCAGTAGCCCCAATCGGGGCAAACTGGGACACTGCGGGTAGCCTTGCCTACAACCTCTTCCAAGATGGCAGCCTTGGCAGCAGACCCTCAAGCACTTGGGGAGGGGTGTGGGTCACTTACCTTGAGTGGGATGTGACTGACTCAAGCCTTACCAACTGGGTGCCAGTATTTGGGCAGCAGGACTTTACCACTGTCATTGGCGGTAAGTATGGGGCACCCCTCGCCAATACCCGTGCCAGTGCTGTATTTCCAGCGGACCTGACCTATGCAAACAGTCCCAATGGGGCCTATCTTCCCGGTACTGAAATACCCTCTAACTTCTACTTCCGTGGAGTGAGTGGAGCCTACTTTCATGCGCCTGCCAGCCCAATCACCTTGTATGGGTTGCGGGTGGTCATCAAGGGCATCATGCACCCCTACAGTGTGGGCAGCACCAACTACTTGGTGCATGACACAGTGTTCAGCGGGTACCCGTCTGCTCTTTGGTACAATGGGGGCAACCTCGCAGTGCTCAAGCATCTGGTGCAGTGATGAGCTTTAGCCCACCCACAGTCTTTGCTGATGGCACAGCCCTGCAGAGCGCTCAGCTCGAGGGCAACTATCAAGAGCTGCGCAAGTACCTGCATGGGTCGATTGTGGCAGGGGATGTGCAGGCCTCCCAGTGGATTGACACCCGCCACATCCAGCCCCCTGCCTATGAGGCCTACAGTGCTGTGCAGCATGGGGTCAGCGGGCATCAGGGGGGCAGCAATAGCGGTATGACCCGCTTGACCTTCTGCACCAAGTACCTGAGCGGGCAGGGCAGGAGCGATAGTCAGGCCTTCCACGCGATACCAGGCACAGCCATCACAGTAGACCTGCGCAGGGCCTGCACTGTGGCCTTCCACTATTGGTATGAGGTGGAGGCAGGCCCCGATGTGAGCACAGGGGCAGGGCAGGTGGGTCAATCATCGCGTCAGGTGTGGATTGCACCCTATGTGGGTGATGTGTCCACTGCCTACAGTAGCTACAGGGGCCACGCTCAAGAGGCTCACAATCACTCAAAAGGGTGGTCGACCACAGCAGGGGCAGGTGCTGCGGTCCCCTACACACTGGGGGGCGCATATCAGTCGCAGGATGGCACCCTCATCTACGATGCCCCCAATGGTCGCATCACCTTTGGGCTGGCAGCTCACTCTCAGATTGACCGGGTAGCTGTGGTCAACTGGGGTGTGGCTATTGAAACCTTCTACCTGTGAGGCCTTGAATGGACCCCATCACACTTGGGCTGATTGCTGCAGGGACTGCCAGCGCTTTGGGTGGCATCACTCAGGGCATTGGTTCTGCTCGAGCTGCAAAGGCCATGCGCCTGACTCCCCAGCAGCAGCGGGAGCTTGATGCCCTGCGCAGGAGGCAGGCCAAGGGGCAGCTTGGGCTCACAGCTGCAGAGGAAGCAGCACTCCGCAGGCAGGGTGAGGCAGCGCAGCAGAGCATCAGCAGGGAGCTTGAGGGGCAGACACTGCAGCAGATGGCAGCAGCCCCAGGTGCTGTATCGGGCAGAGATATCTTCCTGCGGGAGCAGGCTGAGCAGCAGGCACTCCGCACAGTGCAGCAGCAGCAGCAGGAAGCCATCATGCAGGCAGACCTTGCAGAGCGCCAAGAGGAACGCGCACGCATTGCAGCCCTCGAGGGGCAAGCACAGCAGGCAGAAGCTCAGCTCCAGGCTGCTCGCATGCAGGCACTCAGCTTGGGCCTTGCAGGGGCAGGTCAGGTGGCTCAGACTGCAGTGATGATGAAGCATCAAACTATCTTGCAAGACGCTCAGATACCCAAGCAGACAGATAGGACTGTTGTCCGTTTATCTGCGCTTCAGCCCCCCGGGTTCACCTTTGGTGGCCTTGTCCCGAGTGAGTTCTAAATGCCCACGCCCACACCCTTTGCAGGTCGCAGGCCTCAGTATGTAGAGCAGTATGCCCGCACCATCAGCGCCTATCAGCGCTATCAGGACATAGCGCGGGACATTGCAAGCGAGCAGGACCGCCTCAACTACCTTGACAGCCTCATCCAGAGCGAGCGCCAAAACCTCACCAACCTCAGTGAGGTCTTCCGGGTGCGCCCTCAGGACCTGGGCAGCGCTCAGGCACTTCTGCAGCAGCAGTATGCCGGTGAGGATGCAGCACGGCGCAGGGCAGCAGCAGGCAGGGCAGGCAGGGCAGCAGGCCTGCAGCTACCGCGTGAAGCACGGGCAGAGCTGACCGCAGTGACAGTAGGGCCAGGGCGAGCCCCACAGACTGCCCGCGATGTAGCTATGGGCCTCATCACTGCAGACACCACCCCCGAGCAGGGCGCTGAGATTGTGCGCATCTTGGAAGCGGGGCAGGTGGATGAGGGCTACATCAACCAGGTCAGACAGCAGCTCGAGCAGGTAGCCCGGGGCAAGGCTCCCAGCGGGGCACCTCGGGCGCTCAGCCCTGAGGAAAAAGCTGTAGAGCAGGCCCTGCAGCAGCAGCTTGAGGCTGCTTTCTTTGCAGGCCCTGCAGGTATCCGGGGTGGGTACGATGGGCAGGCCATTGTAGAGCGCAGGCAGCAGACCCCAGCGCCCAAGGGTGT